GGCCCTTTCGGGCCCCAGGCATGGCGCAGCTATCTACTTCCTAACCGGAAGTGGATGACCAAACCACTATCTACAGCTCTTGGAGGTCGTATGCGCGAACGTCATACCACATTCGAGGATCTTTGGTTTTCCGATCCTGGAACGGTAGAGCATTCGTGGCGTACGAACAAGACTACCGGTGCTATCACTGTAGATAATCTCTACAAGATGAAAGTACCCGGTAACTCTCTCCTGCCAAGAGGTTCAGTTGTTACACTGGACGAGAACCATCACTCTAAATTGGGATCTTTTAAGAGATTCCAATTTACTGGTGATGTTGGCGGTGATTTCGAACTGACACGCAAAGGTGTGGTGAGTGATTTATCATTCGCTCACATCTTTGGTGATCATGTCGATCCCACCTTTCCCAACATCATGCGGCACTACGATTATCGTGGTCCCGTTTTGCCGTCTCATCCTTCGGGATGGGTGTTTCCAACGATTCCAGGGCTTTCAAACCTGGATACCGCTGGAGCATCCTTAATCTCGTTGGTTAAGCCGACAAACAACGTCGCCAACCTAGCCACTGACTTGGCTGAAGCCAAGACTCAGGGATTACCCCACTTGTGGGGTGTATCTTCATGGAAAAATAGAACGAGCTTTGCCAAAGCGGCAGGCTCGGAATATTTGAACCATGAGTTTGGTTGGCTACCACTTGTGAGCGACATACGTGGCGCAAGCTACGCTGCCGCTAACGCTCATACGATTGTTCAAGCGTATGAACGTAACTCACACAAGTTGGTACGACGGAGGATGGAACTTCCTGTAGAGATGAGTGAGACGTGGCAGATACTTGGTACTGGCAGACCGTACTTTCCTCGTACGGATACTGACAATACCTGCATCGTTGACGCCTCCACTCCCACTGGCTCTTTGATCCAGTGCGACCGCACGTACAAACGTACGTGGTTTTCTGGTGCCTTCACATACCACCTACCTGTCGGCTGGGGAAGCCGATTTGGTATCGTGGATGCGGCGGCTAAAGCCGGACCCTTAATGGGTATCGAGCTTACGCCAGAGGTCGTCTGGAACTTGGTTCCGTGGACGTGGGCCCTCGACTGGGTGTCGAATATGGGAGACATTGTCTCCAATACTTCTGACATGGCAGTCGATGGTTTGGTGATCAAGTATGGTTACGTGATGGAACATAAAGTCACATCTCGTACATACTACCACACCGGCTCCAATTCATATAAGGGAGCTGTTGTGGTCTCTCCTGTTTCCCTCTTTATTGAGACAAAGAGGCGCAGGCGAGCGACACCATTTGGTTTCGGGCTGGATTGGAGTGGTTTCACTCCACGCCAACTCGCTATCACTGCCGCTTTGGGTTTAACCCGAATCGGCTGAGATAGTTGTCCCGTGCCGAGCCAAAGGGGCTCGGTGCAAAACACCGAGTCCTAGGAGTGTTGCCTGATGGCATTCACCGATCCAATTTCACTGACGATCAATGCGGTGCCGTACACCCTACCGAAAACATCGGTAGAAGGAGACGATACATCGTATCAAACGTCAGATGGGCTGATTGTCGTAAAGGCTTCGCATACCTATGCGAAGCGCAATAGACATCTGCTCAGGATCGATCATTCCAAGATCACCGCTGATCCGTTTATTCCGGCGACGAATGTCAAGATCGGTAGCAGTTGCTACGTGGTCTTTGACATGCCGACGGCGGGATATACGGCCACGGAGATGTTGCAGATCTACCAGGGCTTTAAGACCTGGTTTACTGCATCATCGGATGCGGTCATCACCAAGCTTCTTGGTGGTGAATCGTAGGGGAATTGGTATACATGTCACCTTCGAACAATTTTCGTCGGTGGCCTCGCCCTCCTTTGGTAACAGAGGAGTTGCGAGTCCGCAGGCGATTGAACGAAGAGGAACTGTATACCAAGAAGCTCTCGCGGCAGCTACTAACGCTCCTAGCGGAGCATCCCGACATCAGCCCAGAAGCAAGATCAAGAATCGCAAGGTTCTTGCTCTCGCAATTCTGAGTCTGATACAGGGTTTAGTAGTTGTTGTGAATGAGGTCTTCGACGTTGTCGGAGCCCTGCACTTCACTTAACTGCCTGAGCTTGTCTTGGATATACCAAGGCACCTCGTGGTTCTTCTCCATGAAGTCACAGTCCGTGTAGGTCTGTGGAATCTAAGGAACTATTCTTAGATTTGGAGAAGAGAGAACCATCGGGCTAAGGAAAGATTACCTCTATTTAAGGAGGGTCTTTGAAAAGCCTGATAGCACTCTGGGCAGCAATGGCCGATGACTTGGCCATTGCTTGCTGCACCAGCGCCACGCTTGACAAGAAAACGGTCAAGCGGAGAGTCAAATGCGAGGGGCTATCGTTTTTAACGATAACCCTGCCTGACCTCGGAAAAGCTACCCAAAAGTGGCTGGACCAAGGTCACGCGACATTCCATCCCTCGTTTTACTACAGACGAGGGAGAAGTCTCCCTGAATTTCTTCAGGGTTTCTTCGGTCGCGTATTTGACCCTGTATCTGGCGTGTTGCTTGATGAACCAGACATCGATGCAATCTTTGCCATACGTCAGCTAACGTTGACGTTTGGAAAGATTCTTCACCCTTGCAGTGATGCACGAGTGAAGAAAGCGATGTCTGACTTTATCAAGTGTGAGCGTGAAGTCCGAGAATTCGACTCAAAGCTCGCAGAAAGCGATCTCCGCGACTTTGAGAACATGTCGAATTTGCTCTTCGGTAGGGTGTTCGCAAAAATGGATAGTGATATCCACTATGGAACTCTCCTGCCCAGGCATGGACCAGGCGCTACCGCGGACCGTCTTTCCTCTAATGGAAAGTACAATCTGCGGTCCTGGACCACTCGACTCGAGCAGTGCTTTCCTGCTCATGAGTTCCTCCTTCCTAACCTCAATTTTATTGAGGAGTTGGATGAGGAGTCCTTCACCGAACCTGGTGCTGAAACGCCCGTGAGGGTGGTTTCAGTGCCTAAAACGATGAAGACACCTCGGATTATCGCAATTGAGCCTGCTGCTATGCAGTATATGCAGCAAGCAATTTTGCGATGTTTCCTTGATCACTTTGAAAGGGATAACCTCCTTTCAAAGATGATTGGCTTCGATGACCAAACTCCTAATCAGAGAATGGCTCATCAAGGCTCAATCGATGGTCAGACGGCAACACTCGATCTGAGTGAAGCATCTGATCGTGTCTCCAATCAGCTCGTTCGAGCGATGTTACGTCGCTGGCCGCATTTGCATGCGGCGGTTGACGCAACTCGTTCTCGGCGGGCCGACGTACCTGGTGAAGGCGTTATACGCCTTGCCAAGTATGCGTCGATGGGTTCAGCCCTCTGTTTTCCGATGGAAGCGATGGTTTTCACAACCATTATCTTCCTAGGAATTCAGAGGTCGCTCAACACGTCACTTACCAGAAAGGACATTAAGTCCCTTTCTGGATTGGTGCGTGTCTATGGGGATGATTTGATTGTCCCCATTAGACAGGTGCGTATGATGC